CTCTTCCGGAGGCTCAAAGGCTTCCGCAGAATCTTCTCCCGCTTCGAGAAACTCGATGTCCTCTTCCTCGGCTTCCTCAACTTCGCCCTCATCATCGAAGCGCTTCGCTAGTGTGAACACGCCCTAACTGAGCCGGTAACAGTTGGGTCAGTCTCGGTGACTGCCACCGCTTCCGACACAAGCGTGAGACCGTTCGCCGTGTCATTTTCCAGGGCCACGTCAATGGGTCCACCACCAGCAGTATTGAGGGTATATACGGGCATCAACCAACTGCCCATAACTCTTCAATGCTGAATGGAAAGTGGGATCAAACCCCGTGGGTACTAAAACATTTCCTCCTGAAATCGCTCCGCCAGGAGTAGACACACCCAAATCGCGCTGCTCGTTAGTACGGAGGTACTGGCGATTCTCTGCGCTGACTTGGCCAGTACGCATCCACTCAGTGAAGGCGCGTTTCTGACTCTGAATGGTATCTTCAGACTTGTCATCATTGCCGAAACCTGCACGCGGAGGACGGGTGCTGCGATTCTGCTCTGCGTTGAATTTTTCAACACTCTGCATACGGGTAATGTCCGCACTGTCCACATCCGCCGCTGCGATCATCTTGTCAAAGTTGGCGCGGTCTTCAGTGGTGACGGTTTCTTTCGTGATGAGTGCCTGTGCATCCACCATTGTTTTGTTTCTGCGCTCAAGTAGTGCTTTGATATCCATTTGATTTGATACCTTTGTGTTTAAATTTGGGTCGCAAGAACAGCGACTCGCCCCGAGGCAAGTGCTTCCATGCAGCAATGCAGGACGAACGCGATTGAACGCAGCCACAATGTGGCACGACGGCATTGCAAACTTGTTTTGCGATTGGGTGAGTGACTTGCCGCTTCCCCTGTGGCCTGAGAACATGGATCGATGAACAGTCGGATATTTCTGAGACTCCGAATGCTTATCGAACTTGCCGTTTGCATCGGCTTTGTGATCGCAGCGGTCGATGTTGACCGGATACACATATCACGCCACGTCTGGGTGGATGTCCCTTGCCGATTGCTACTTGCAATCTCTGCCATTGGGATTTTCACTCACGTCATCACGTTGCACCGTGATGCTGGGGCGGCTAAAAGACGCCATTAACCGCTTATTTGCGCTTGGAGAGTTCTAAACGCATGTGCATACGGTGACGTTCCGATTGACTCAGCGGCTTGCTGCGGTCCTCGTCGTCACTGCCATCATCGCTTCCGTTCTGCGCTGGGCAGCCATTTGCTGCACAGTTGGGATCTTCGCAGTCATCCATCGAACAATTTTCGCAATCATCATCCAGGCACTCTTCACAGTCACAATCACATCCTTCATCATTGGAGCGAGTAATCAGTCTGCGAATCTCTGGAGGAGCGTTGCGGAGACTAACGGAGGTTGCAGGATACGCGGCGAAACTGGTGATTGAGACTTCTGCCAAGTTCACGTCCAATAGCTCGCGGCGTGCTGTCCCGTCCGGCATTGTGGTCCACTTGTCGCCACCACTGGGAAAGTTGAACCCAAAGCTGCACGCATCAAGGTTGCCAAGCCGAATATTCTCCGCTGTGTCCTGTGCTATTGCTGTGTTCGGCAATGTCACACTGAAGGCCAGACCCTTTGAATCTTGGGTGAGAGTCAGAGTTCCTGCTGTAGTACGCCCGAGCAATTGAGAACTTACATGGTCACGGAGCATACACACATCGGGTGACTCTCTAAGGGTCCGTGTGAACATGCCAGGAGCGCAGATTTCTGTGAACCCACCCAAATCAATGGAGGGCTGTTAAAGCGCATTGCGTAGCCAGTGAGAACCTGTGCACCGTCTGCGCCCGTAGACATGCGAATCTCTGTTGCTTTGATATTCCTACGTTCTAATTTATGCGCCATTGGGCAAACCTTTCAGTGCGACATGCTCTGCAACGCTGCGATGGGCAGCAAGTGTGAGCGTTTTAGTAACCTTCTGGAGTTCCTGTGCAGCAATCGTGTCCAGATCCTCTGGTTTCCAGGTGGCTGAACGTTCGGTTAGCTTCTGGAGATATTCAGCGATAGGCTTCGCAGGCTCAAACTGCCAATCTGGAGCGTTCGTGCTGCGTTTGGCACGTTCTGCCCCTGATTCAGCAATGGAGACAACCAGAGGCTCAAATTTCTGCGTCACAGTGGCCAAGTCGCGTTTATCCGCTGGTCTTGCTGCCAATCTGCCCACAGCATCCCTATAGAGCCGTAGATACTGCCGTCCTGTATCGCTTAGGGCTGGTGGTTCGGTTCCGATGGGCTGATCTTGGATAGATTCGGTATCCAAAAGCAACTCAGAATTTTGCATGTTGACTGGAGTCCAATAAACATCACCGACAGGTCCGATTGGATTCTCACCCAATTCGCGGCGAACGTCGTTCGTTGAATAGAATCCCCACTACCTACCGCGTAACCATTCATTGTTGATTGGAAATCGCCCCGTAGACGCTCACGAAGATCGAACATGATGAAACTGGTGTTTGGTTTGCCGATTGGTGACGGAGGGAGCAGCTTGCGTCGAAATTCAATTTCCACTCTTTTGATCACTGGGGATAAACAGTCCTGCACAAAGGAAAGTGCTTGTTGCTCGTGATTCGAGTTCGATAGACGGGTGAGATCACCAACCATCGAAGCCGGCGCTCTGAATGCAGCCGCAATCTCTGAGCGGGAGAATGAACGCGATGCCAATAGCTCAGAATCTTCAGCATTGAGGCCAAGAGGCATTGGTGTTATACCTTGGTCCAAAATCCCTACGCGGCGTTGACTGCCACCAGAGTTCAGTTCCTCCCATGCCTCACGCATCTTTACTTTGTCTTCAGGCTTAATCTTGTTTTCAGTTTTTAGCACCAAACTGGGTACAGCATTATTACGAATAATGCGGGAAGCAAACTTCTGCTGTGCAATAGTCAAACCAAGCGTTTGACGTAGCATCGCGATAGGGGAAACGCCAACAATCCCGTCCCAGCTAAACAAAACCACGTGGAGCATCTGCTCTTTTTCAATAATGCGGGTCTGCCCAGGCAACATCCCATCAGAAGTCTTGTACGCCAACGTGCCGTTGACGCCTGTCCTAATAGGCTCAGTTTTGCGTGGGTCCAAATTCCACAACATTAGGGGGTCACCCGCTGCATTGCGCTGGATCTCTGCGTAGCTATTTCCCCTCAACATCAGATGTGTTACAAGAGTCTCGAAAAATGAATAGGCACTGGTCTCATCGTTGGGCTCAATCTGCAACAAATGGGCCAATGGATTATCGAAGTCTTCAATCTTGCCGTTCGGAGTCTGTTTGTAAATCTTGCAAGGCAAACTCGCGATTCCATCGGCAATTACCCTGCACGCGGTGAACACGGTTGCAATGGAAAGAGCGCTGTAGTCGTTTACAGGCTCACCACTCTCGTTACTCTGTGCGCCACCATCCAGAAAGTTCCAGATTGCAGCCAGATTGAAGCCATTACCCTGAACCTCTAGTGCATCTCTTTTTTCGTTCTTTGCTGCCCTCGATATACAAGACAAAAATTTCATGCGAATTCCTTCAGCCCTCGGAGTCGGGGCAAGTGTGCGTCTAAATTGGTGATTGAGTGGGGTGATTTGGGCTGTTGCGAGACCACTGAAGCCACTTGGCTAGCATCAAAACTCACTAGTTCCAGGTGGTAGCAGTATGCACAGGATTACTCTTTTGCTCATCGCATCCGTAACGGGCGCACTGGTCATCGAGACCATCGCTCATTTACTTCATTCATCAAAGAAAAAGGCTCGGGACAAGGCGAGTGGGGTTACGCCAAGATCCACTTTCCAAACGCGGCACTAAAAATTTGGTTGCGGGCTCGGTCGCCGAAGCCAAAACGTTCTAGAGACAAACATGGCCACCCATATTATTGATAACACACTGCTTACATGATGTTGCCATGTATGTTACATACTGTTTTGGGGCTATTTTGGACCTAACTACCTCATCCAGGTCTTCCCGTAGTCTGTCAGCAACGATCTGAACAGCCTTCCCCGCCGTGCTATCGAAAACCGGCCTCATCCACGGAACGCCTTTCATCTTCTTGCTGCCGAACTCCAAAATCATTCCGTATACTGCTGGCTGTTGGTCGCTGGCTTCCTTGCTCTTACTGTCCCACGCTGGACCCACAGCAACCTTTGCACTAACCGCGTTGCCCCGCTGTCTGGTGCTGAGTTTCTTTTTAATCGAGTCTTTTAGGTCGCCTGATTCAACCGGTACTTTGGCTTGCATCTCTTCGATCCACATATCACCAACTTTGGACACTGCACGGCGCAGCGCCCTCCGTGCCAGCTTCGGAGCCAACTGTTCTTCTCTGGGATATTGCCGAAATCCACTCTGACCTTTACATCCATGATTGCTGCTCCATTGCTTGAAAAGCCGAAACCGCGAGGGCCAGAACCAAGATCGCCTCAAACTTGATGGAAACTGGAAAGATGCCGTCAAGAAATCGCTCTCTAAGAAAACACCTGCTGACGGATGGCCGAAGGAAAAGTAACATAGGCGGCATGAATCATTTACCCCTCCTTCTGATCTTCTTTCTGGTTTCGTTCGTCCTCTCTCTTGTGAAGAGTAAAGCTCGAATCAAGACGACCCTATACGCATTCGGAATGATGGCGCTAATAGTGGGCCTTGGATTCGCTTTGTCAAGAATATTTCCCCGAGGCTATGCGGGGCCAATCGGAACCATTACAGCCCCGATTCTGATTATCACCGGAATGTTGACCGCTATTATTCATTCAAGAAAGTCAGTTGCTTAAAGTACATACTTCCGAATAGAAATGGCGTACCGGAGCTTGTTGCGCTTCGACGGTACGCCAATCACGGTTGGAAGGAAACCTTACAGTGCATGCCCTACACTGCCAGGAAAGAACCAACCTTATGCAACGCATACGGGGAGAATGGCCGTCTACGCGCAATGTCAATATCAATGTACTAATTGTCTTGGCTACCTGTGGCCGTCAGACGGGTTTCAGTCAAGCCGAAAAACAGGCGGACGAATCCCGAAGACTAGCATTCAAAATTTTTTGAATTGGTCCCAGATATCCCGATGAGACGGCTTGCCGATTGACCTACACGGCCTCAAGAGATCAGTTCCACATCCGCAACCACCGCAGAGGCTAGAGTCAGCCGTAAGTGTGGCCTATTGGCAGGAAAAGAACACATGCTGTCACCCAATCGCGACAGGTGACCTCATTATTTCTGGTAAATGTCCTGTTGCCAACGCAATTGAAGGGCCAAACCAAAAAATATTCACTTCCCTGCCCTCAATAATTCCCATTGTAAGAAGACTTCTAGTTTGTAAGAAAAATTGGCAGAAGGTGCCCGATAACGTGGAAAATATGAACCCTATGAACAAAAGGTGCCTTCCTCTAAGTTGTTTCCTTAGAGTTATTTGCCTTTGTTTTGTTGTGTTTACAAAATGGTTTGGTGGGCAGTGAGGGACTCGAACCCCCGACATCCTGCTTGTAAGGAATTTGAACACTTTTTGGCTACACTTGCAGCGGTTTGTATTGGATTGCAAGTTCAGCAACTTAGAACTTTCGTGGTATAGCCCAAACAAGCCCATCTAAACCGGCACCCGCTACAGTATCCGCTACACCGTTCTCTCGCGCGTAAGCGCCGCCTACAGCCACGCCCTACATCTGAAGGACGCACAAAGATGATGCAGGATTGGGCCGACTTCTGGAGGGCACGCAGCGTGGGGCTTAAGGTGCTGTCGTTTCCAGATCGAACCGCCTGAGCTTTCGTGGGGGAAAGCCGCCTAACGACGCAGAACCTAGCGCGTCTGGAGATGTCATGGTTGGCTGGAGACAATACTGGCGACAGTTCACCGCAGTGCTGTAGAGAACGGAAGTACTCGGAGTCGGAACATCGACACTCAATGAAAACATCTGGGGCTGCGACAAAATGCTCGCCTTGATTGCCAAGGAAATCTCATGAATGCGTCCATTCACCCATAAAACAAGGGCATTTGTTGTTTAAGCGGGTGTAAATAGATGCGTTACCTCTAATTTCTACTAGTTCCCATGGCGCCCGGTCGATGACATCATGGAACCTCAGTTTGATTTCTATCGCGCTCTTGGGTCAGTCAAGCCCGTCCCAAAGTCATTTCTCTGTGGCTCTGGAACAATTTTGGCCTAGGGATGAAACGAAGGTGTATCGCCGTCACTATCAGAGAAGGCCGGAGAAAGACATGACACCTGAACACATTGCTATGCTAATTGCAGCGCCTATCATCGTCCTGATTATCCTGTGGGCACCGCTTCTCGATTTCATCGGCCCACCCTGCGTGGGTTTTCTTCAACGCAGACGCAATGCAGAGAGATCACGCAAAGCCACCCTCCCAGCGGTTTCGGCTGGAACGGTCGCTGAATAGAAATTATGCATCCCGCGTCTTGTTGGCGCTAGTGATCGTCCAAAGAGGTGTGGATGGTCTCAGAAGGAGCCAATGATCAGAATCTCTGCGATATGTGGTGGTGTTGCCTGTCTCGCGCTTCTTACGGTTCCTCTGGAAGCAGCCTCCCAACCCGATTCACCAGCGGCGAACGCTGCCACCCAACGAAACCTCCAAGACGCTCGGGTCGAACGTCTACGGAGAGCGATGTCTGATGCGAAGACTTTGGAGTCTTTGGCCGCTCAATTGTATGTTGAAATCGGCAAGTCCAGGCCGGAC